CTTCGTATCGGGGACAAGATGAAACGTGTTCAGACATATTGCAAGCGCGGTGAGCTTCAGGCAAGTAACGAGGGAATCGAAGATGCCTTCGAGGACCTAATTGGATACTCCACAATTGCCTTGGCTATGTTGGCGGGGAGGAAGTATCCATGAAACCCAAAAGCTTAGTCATAGCCATCGTGTTACTCGCAGTGGCAATTTCCTTAATCGAGGCGTTAATCAGTTAATCACCAAACAGCAGATCACCAAATGGTAGAATTAATATGAAAAAAGAAAAGAAAAGATGGAGAGCTAAAGTCAATCGGCCTTATTACATTATTGATTTCGCTGGTTCAATTTCTAAATTGAGGGAAGATGGGTATATGGTCGATACTGACGCTTGGGAGTTTGGAAACTACTTCAAGACAAGGAAAAATGCTGAAAGAGCGCGTCGGAAAATTGGAAAGGTTTTACGTAGCCTATGAAAGCAATACTCGAATTTGAACTTCCAGAGGATCAAGATGAACTCAATTTATTGTTAAGCTCCAGAACGATGGCATCGGCAATTTTTGACGTGGACAACAGGATGCGGTCAGAGCTCAAGTACGGGATAACATTCTCTTCAATTGAGGACGTTTGTGAGTGGGTAAGGGAAGCCTTGACCGAGGCCCAGGAATCAATTTACTAATTAAAAGAATATGGATGGAATATATATGGAGGACATGGCCGACAAAATAAGGAGGTGCAGGAACGCCCTTTCTTCGTATGATGGACTCTTTGATGAGTCACAAGGCGTGTGTCTTGGTGGCCCTATACATGGAGAGCTTGTTGCCATTGACCACAATCAACCAGAATTTCCTGTAATTGGGCTTACATATAGGATGACGCACTACGACTTCGACGGGGAGGGGCTTTGGGCCTGGCGACTTGACGGACTTAATGACATTGATTGCAAGAAAATGCTGCTAGCAATGGTCCCCACCATGTTGAGGGAGGCTAATGAAGCACTGATTGGGCAAATTAAAATATGAGCCACTTCTACACGCAACAGAAAAACGGCAAGGTGAAGCTGCTTAAAAGCATAGACACCATTGCTAAGGCAAGGGGTCATGGCAACTGCGTTAAGAGTGTTACCACCGTCCTGTCCTTGTTTCCCCGGCAGCTACGTGGGTTCGACATCAACGAATGGCGTGAGCGTAAGCTGGTTCAGTTGGCTAGGGAGTTCCCCTGCGACACGGAGGACAAGCTTAGGGAGAGACTGTGGGGTTACCGTACCGACCTTGACGGGAGCGAACTGACCTCATCAGAGTTTGGCACTAAGCTACACTCAGAGATGGAGGAGGCGATCAACCAGCGTATGCTGGGGGCAGACTACCATAGCGACTACCGTCACTTCTACCAGCCATTCCTAGCGTGGATGGATGCCAACGGAGTTGTTCCGCAGCTCGTGGAGCATTCGGTTATCGACACTGAACGCAGGGTGGCAGGCATGATTGACTTCATCGGGGAGCGTGACGACAAGCCGGTCTTGATGGACTTCAAGTTTAGGCAGGGAGATCCACGCAAGAAGAGCTACGAGACCGACCTGTGCCAACTTGCCGTGGAGGCAGACATAATAGCCGAGGAGTGGGGACATGAGCTTTGCGACATCGACTGCTACAGTGTCATCTACGACTGCGAGTCTACGCAGATGCACGTTAAGAAGTGGCCCTTGCACAAGGTTGAGTGGGGAATTGAGGCATTTGACTACCTGAACGGATCATACAACTTCTTTACTGGACTTTGAGCCTATCCCTACAGCAGCAGGAGGTATTTGACCTCATCAAAACACGCAAGTGCAGGTTCATTCGCTTGGACGGATCGGCTGGCACTGGCAAGAGTTACCTTATTGACCAAATTAGACAATATGAAACAGCAGTTTGCATCGTCGCACCAACAGGCAGGGCAGCATCCAATGTTCGCGGGGAGACTCTCTATCGAATGTTTGGCGTACCAAGTGAGGAGGCGCTTAACCCAGAAGAGAGAGTCACTACACTCAGGGCAAAGCAGATCGAGACTAGATTCTTTGGGAGGAAGAAGGATCGGCTTTTGCAGCTCATATCTTGGATCGTAATTGAGGAGTACACGATGGTCAGGTGTGACCACATCGACTTCATCGACAAGGCAATGCGTAGAGCCACCGGCAACCCAGAGTCGTTTGGTGGCAAGCACGTATTGTTTGTCGGAGGACCAGGCCAACTACTTCCTGTCGCTGACGAGAAGGACACCAAGAGCTTGCTGGGCTACGACTACCCTCCCCCATTCGGACTAGAGCAGTCTCGGTTCTGGCGCGAGAACGTAAACCACATAAGGATTTGCAGTCTTAACCACATATTTCGTCAGTCCAATCCGATTGAGGCCAACATATTGGAGCGTGTCAAAGTGGGCAGGCAAACAAGCATGGACTTGCGGATAATAAATAGCAGGGTAGGGGAGCCACACAATGCTTCCATGATCCTGACCCCGTACCGCAAAAGGGCTAGTCAGATTAACGAGGCTAGACTGTCTGAGCTTAGGAGTAAGGAGTACGTCTTTGAGGGTACCAAGAAGGGTGACATGGACGAGGTGAAGAGCATGGACCGTACACTAAAACTGAGGGAGGGTTGCCGTGTCATCATTAAGAAGAACATCCGCAAGAAGATTCGGGGGGAGATGCAGCACGTTGTCAACGGGGACACTGGCACCTTTGTGGGCGTGGACAAGTACCAGCGTCTGGTCATAATAAGGGACAGGGACAGCGAGTATGTCTGGATCGGCCAAGAGAAGGAGAGTAAGTTTAAACACGAGGTTGATGAAGATGGAAACGTAGAATCCAAGGAGATTGCCTATTTTAAGCAGTACCCAGTGCGGCTAGGCTATGCCATTACGGTACACGCAAGTCAGGGACTAACCCTAGAGCGTGTCCACTTAGAGCTACCCAGTCATGTGATGAAGGACTGGTTCGGGCTGCTGTACGTCGCGGTTAGCCGTGTCACATCCTTTTCGGGGCTCACAATCAATAGACCCTTGACACACGGAGACATATCATCAACGATAGCAGACTTTGAGGAACCGCAACAGCAGTATGAGCTCGCAAACTGAACAGCCAGAGGAGGGCACAATAGAACTTGTTTACCGTGAGTTGTCGAAAGCAATTAGGGGAGTCCAAGCGGTGGACCCAGAAGCATACTTGCAAATGCCCGATCTATGGGACACTTGGAAGAGGGCAGAGACTGACTGCCTGCTATCGGTATGGAGTGCCTTGCAGAAATATGAAGATAGAAATGATTGATAACGACAATGAGGAGTACGGGACATTCATGTTCCCCGAAGATGAGTTCAATGGGTACTGGCGAATTCAAACCGACAACCCAGGAATCAGATCGAAGATGCGTAAGATTACACGCGACAATAAATCACCTTGGACTAGGGTGGGGTGGGGAACCTCTGATTTGTTTCGACGCACCTTTACTCGCAAGGCTACAGCATTGGCCTTCTTTGCTAAATTAGGGCTTGAGTATGGGTTTAGGGTCATTCAACCAAACAAAACGACGTGGGAGCTAAGAAAACGATAAAAACTGCAGGTGTCTCGGCGGTTATGAAGAAACCTAAGCCACATAATTCAGGTCAATGGACTGACGCTCGCAAACGTAGCTTTGCTATGTCTGCTTTGCGTGGTGCTAGGTGGCCGGTTAAGTACCAAACAATTAAGGATGCCTACGTCAAGGATGGGGTCAATCCTGCGACGGGACGCAAGTGCAAGCTGCACAAGTGTGCCCAGTGTGGAAACCTATTCCCTCAAAAGGACATGGCCGCTGACCACATTGAACCAGTGGTTCCCATTGAAGGATTCGCTGGAGAAACTTACTTGGGTTACAACTGGAACGAACTAATCCAGCGTCTGTACTGTGAGGCTGATGGCTTTCAAGCGTTATGCGGGGATTGCCACAAGCTCAAGACGGCAGATGAAAGAACACTGAGGAAGGCTAGAAAGTCGTGAACCAGCAATATCCCAAACTCCTAGACGCGCCTGTTCGATTTTCAATATAGACGCTTCCATCCGAGTGGCTGCTAATGGTTAGCTTTGTGTCCGTACCCGTTGTGCCAGTCAACGCTCCAGTGGTCAGCTCAGTGTTGGCTCCCTTGTATCCCTCTTCGGTTAGGGGAGTGCCGCTAACACGATAGTAGACCTCTGCAAAAAAGCCACTTGCAGTGACCACCCACACCTTTAAAATGCCAGAAGTTCCAGCAGGGGGAGTTATTGAAGTGGCTGCGTCATCTGCTATTGTAAGGCTACCAGAGTATAGCGACTTGCTAAGAGTTTGACCCTTGTAGTTTACAATGAAGGGAGCTACGTTTCGGCTAAGGCTTGTGGTGCTTTCATACAGAAGCAAAAAGTCCCCTTGACCTTGGGTTCCGTTGCCCCCATGAGCCATGAAATAGGCCACACTCGCAAGGCACGGCTGGCCTGATCCAGTTCGAGCCATGTAAGCATAACTCATCTGATCGGTGTTGGCTACACCAGCCCCAGCAACTTGGACTCCAGCAGTACAGCCATTGTCCATGTGAGCCCGTATTCCAACCGCCTCAGAGGCTGAGTTGCCGTTTCTGTAGACAGTTGCCAATATGCCAGTTAGGGCTCCAGTGAATCCACTGGCTGCTTCGGCATCTGCAAATCCATAGATAGCACGGAGGTTTGAAGCCCCACCTGTAGCGTAAACCCTGCCTTTGATACCACGAACTTCGCCATCTAAATTAGCTACATTGGTTCCAAGGTCAAAAGACAAAGCCCTAAGCTCACGCTCAGTAGTTTGGGCAGCATCTTCACTCATGAACCCGTCAACGTGTATAGCGTACTGCCTGGTAGTGTTGTTGGCATCTGCTGTTGTTTCGCCAACCCTGCGATAATCATGCACGTAAACATTGCGATTGGATTGGAACGTAGTCTCTGGCAAGCTGTAGTTCCCAACGATCAAGTAAATGCCAGGGAGATCGGCTTCAGTGGTGTTGTCTAACTCATTAACCACACTTCCATCTAAGATCCAGTTTACAACCTTGGTTCCTACAGTTAGCGATGCTGCAGTCACGAGGTAGTTTCCAGATGCGGAAGGCACCAAGATGTTGCCACCTTTGCTGGAGAGTGCATTGATTGCAGACTGAAATGCAGAGGTGTTGTCCGTAGAGGAGTCGCCAACAGCAGAGTAATCAAGTACGCTTACATAAGAATCATTCTTGGCTGCGGTTGTTGGGTTTCCGTTTGAGTCAAACCCCAGCAGCTTGTTTGCCCGATCCGTTTTGTTGGGCAAGTCCGTGGACGCTGTGTCGCTAATTGGTAGCTTTAATGCACGATCAGCTTTACCGTCTGCTTCTTGGGTGCCAATGGCTAGCTTGTCAAAGGTGTACTCCAAAGACTTTGCAGGGAACTCACCGGCAGTTGTTAGTGTTGTGGCTTGGGCGTTCCCAGCATCAGAGTACATTACCCAATTAGTGCCCGTAGGAATGGCCGAGGCTGGAGTAATGGTAACACCAGAGGACGTGTCCCCAGCACCCGCTACGGTGAAGTCAGTGCCGTTTACCAACGCTGTCTCGACGTATGTGGTGGTGTCGTACTTGAACCCCTTGATGTCAGTTGAGTTAAACACTTTGCGATTAAACGCAATTGTGGGAGTTGACCCGTCGCCGACAACATTAACTTTATAAAGTTCTGATGATACACTCATTTCTTTGCTTTTCTACCTTTTGGTGAACTTTTAGTCCTGCCACCCTTGCCTGCCCATAACTCGGTACAGGCTAAATGCTTTGCTGTTCCTGGTTTTGCCGTGCTACACTTGTGCCTGGCCCTAAAAGATTTACGAGCAGCAGCAGAGTAGTTGTGCCCGTAACCAGTAGCTCCAGCATGGACCAGCTTCTTCTTGCCGTCTATACAGTAGAGCTTCATTATCTTCTTACCTGGACGGGTGCTTTTCTTCACCTGCCCACAACTCATTGATGATTTAGGACTTTTTGCCATGTGTCACTTCTTCTTTCTACCGGAACATTTCTTGCATTTGCACCCTCTGGCAAATATCGCCATGACGGTAGCTCCTGCATTTTTAAGATCGAACAAACACTTCATTAGCGTTTCTTCCCGCCCTTAGATCCGTAACCGCCTTTACCTTTTCTTTTTCCGCAAGCCATATCAATCATCCTTCGTTTCTTTTTTCCTAATCTTAATTCCAAGTACAACAAAATATATGCCTAGGCTGGTAGATACCAAACTAAGGACTCCACCAACCACTCCAAGTATTGTGTTTAGTTCTGCTATCCTGTCCAACATAGTACCCGTTGCAGCCAATAAACCACCAAAGGAAAAACCAAACCCCCTTAAGAAAGATTCATGTGCTGCCTCTGGTAAGTTCATTCTGAAAATAGTCTCTTGTTTAAGTCCCGTTGCCCGAAATACCACCCGCCGTAAGCGAATGCTATTGTGAAAATTTGCTGGAGAATGATGTCCTGGTATTGCTCAGGCATCTGGAAGTACAGGATGCCAGCTAGAATGTGTACGCCTACAGCCAGCAATGGACGCACAGATCCCTTAAATACGAAGTGCCATATCAACAGACCCTTCTGCCAAGGTTTCTCTGCTATGCTCGCTACAGATACCAACGCATCACTTTCATGCTGGGCTGCTTTCTGAGACGCTTGAAAGTCTGCACTATCAGCCTCAATGGTTCCCTTGTCGATTTGGAGCTTTACCATCTCCCTTTCGATTTCGGCTTGAGCCTTCATGCCCTTAATCTTCAGCCAGCCAGACGCAACGGAGCCGACAATTCCAAGAATGCCACCAGTGCCTGCGTTAGTTAATGCTTGAATCCAGTCCATAGTTTTAAGGAGTATAACTTTTAGCGTACTCGTACACCAATCTAACAGATAGTGTTCGATCCTCTAGTGCCTTCCTCAGTTCTTGGCGATCAGTCAATCCGAAGCACTCATCACTAAACAAAACATGATCCCTGAACCCCTCAAACTCCCAGTCGTTCTGCTTGCAAAGTTCGTTAATTACGTGGGCATAGTCCTTGAACCCCAAGAATCTTTCACTTGAGGAGTTGTTTAAAGTCTTTACGTTGCAAGCAATCATTTAAAACAAGGGAGTGCTTCCGCTCCTCATGATCTTGATATAACAATCCTTCCTAGACTGTCTCTGTAGGTTCTAATTCTTACTTCGCGTGTCAGTAAATCACCGTTCGGTGAATCACCGTTTGGTGACCTAAAGCTCACCTCTTTGCTCTTAATTGCTGAACCTTTTAGGCTAGTGGGAGCTGCTGGAGGATATGTTTTAATACTAACGATGTTAGTCCAGCCCGATTCGCCGAATTGATTCCAAGCTCGGACCCGATAAGCTAGCGTCGCTCCGATGGGAATCACGCCATCGGTAAATGTATCGGCATCCGCATTTGTCGCAGCAATAAGCAACCACTCGCCACCATTTTGCTGCCGCCAAATCTCAAAGCCATCCTCGTTGTCCGAGTTGTCCTGCCATTCCAAACGCAGGTCTGCTGCGTTTAGAACGGTTCCAAGAAATGCTAATGATAGGAGTATAATTTTCATGATTAAGGCTTCAACGCCACTGCTAACATAGAACTTGTACCTGATATACTAGGCGTGACGGTTCTGGTTTTAGATCCAGTAGTAGCTTCTAGTTTTTCATTTATAGAAACAGCTGCGCCACCGCTATAGTATGCAGTATCAATCAACTCAGTACCATCTGACCAAGTATGCGTTATGCCTCCATTTGTGTTCCCAGCTATAGTTACGATCATAGTGTCTGCAGTTGTTGTCGTAACATCGACAGACCACGTCGGACCAAAAGCATTTGCGGCTGACCCGTAGGCATCAACTGGCGAGCCACTTGTCACGCAACCAGAATAAGCTCCGACCCAGATATAGTAAGCTTCACCATTAGGAAAAAACGCAGACCAAGTTTCCGTTGTGGCTGTCGCCGAAGAAGAAGCACGTTTCCAGTAAGCCGCTACAGTTGGTACGCTGCTTGCTGCTCCATCTTGTTCGGCTATCTTTGTCCAATCAGCTGGAGGAGAATCAGTTGGAGCGCTTCTATCGTTGGTTGTGCAAAACAGCAATAGAATGTCGTTGGCAGAAACCGCTGGTATGTTGACATCTATGTTAAGTGGTGAAGAGAATTTAAGCCCCGTTGTTACGTCAGAATCCTCAAATGCGATGTCCGTAGTAGGGGCCGCAGCAGCAGGCTTTAAACTGGACTTCCAACGTAGCATTACAGCTTCTCGTACTCAGATTGGAACGTTACAGTGAGGTCGCCAGCATCAGCTTTTGCCAGTGCGTTCTCCTCAGCCGTAAAACAATTCTTGATATGGGTGCTGACTAGAGAAACCATTTCGTTCCAGTCATCTAGTGTGTTGTGCCTAAATTCTTTTTGCCAAACCTCTTCGGTGTATTCAACTTCATTACCTTCCTCGTCGAAGTCTGTGTGCGTAATAGTAACTTTCTTGTCCATCTTCCAGCTAGCGTAACCAGTTGAAGATGGATCTGCATTTAGCATAGCCAAAACGGAGGTCATTTTTACCTGACTGTTCTCGTCTGTAGCTATACGCCACAAATCAAAATTTTCATCAAGCCATTCAACGCCAGCCTGCTCCATGTCCCAACGATCAGAAGTAATTGAGCTTTTAAGTCTATTTATTGAAACCTGTTCGCTAAAACTTACGACATCCCAAGCCTGTACCCAACCATCATCCCTTCGCTCAAATACAGAATTCAGATTTTGCAAAACTGGATTGTATTCTGGTTTTGAGTCAATCGTATATGTATAGCAGTCAAAATCTGCAAGCACTGCAGCATTTAGTTCGCTCGGAAAACTTACATTTGGATTGTCCCGCTTGAGACGAGACTGTGAATACGCAACAGGATTGCCGTCTTTGATTTTCAATATGTTCATTATGATGCGACCCCCGATGACATCCCGTAGAGTGTGCTGTTTACTTTCCATACAACTACTATCGTCTCGTTTGTTGTGTCTAATGTTGGAGCAGATCCTCCGACCCATTCCATAGTAGGCCAAGTGGCAGTGTATGCAGTTCCGTCGTCAATATGAAGTGTTATGGATTCGCCGTCTACTAACGAATCCGTAAACGTAACCGCTCCCGAAAACGTCAGCCTCTGAATCGTTCCGTTGGCTGGATCTAAAGCAGTTGATCCAGTGACGCTCGTTGTGTTTACTGCTAGCTCCTGTATAGGACCAGCCATGTCTAGGGTGGTGACATCTAGCTCAGTAAGAGTGGCGGAAGTAACAAAAGACAAGTTTCCACTGCCATCGCTTTGAACTAAGCTATTAGCGGCACCATCATCATTTGGCAAAGTGAGTGTGTAAGTAGCTGCGGCACTGTGCGGTGGCCCCTTGATTGTAACCCCGTGCGAATTGGCTTCGCAGTTTAGGACAAGTTTTCCTGACGTGTCGTTCCCCTTGACAACAACTGAACCCGTTCCATTAGGAGCCAGGTCTATGTCAGCGTTAGAAACAGAAACAATGTCATGGGTAGATACGTCAAGATCTCCTCCTAAAACAGGTGTTGTATCTTGGGACACCTCAGAAAAACCACCAGAAGCAGCAGTAAGTCTTCCCTGTGCATCTACAGTAATATCTGCTGATGTGTAACTACCAGCACTAACAGTAGTATTAGCTAGCGATACAGTGCCTGTAGATGTAATAGGGCCTCCACTTAACCCCGTTCCCGTTCCTACGCTGGTTACTGTTCCACTTGTCAAAGTGGGCTTGTTTAGTATTTGAGAGTCCCCAGAAGAACTATTCCAGTCAGCGTTTACGTTTACCTGCGCGCCAGCTTCTACAGCAGACAATCTAGTTATATCTGAATCGTTAGTAAACTTATTGGTTGTTGAGCTGTCATCAATGTCGTCAGCATCTAAAACAACAGCACCAGTTTGAGTATTAACGGTAGTTACTGCACTACCCATAAATACCCACGCAGATCCACTGTAACGATAAAACCCAGCAGGATACCCGGTGGTTGCAGCGATAACTAAGTGAACATCCCCTGACGTTGCACTACCAGGTAGACTAGCATAGTTTGCAACCTCACCTTTAATTTCAGGAATTTGAGTGGCCTTGCGAACGCCCTCATCCACTTGTGGGCCAGTATACGAACTATTATATGCCATTATTGTATTACGTTAAATGCTTCGTTAGATGGAGCAACATTGTAGGCTTGGTGTCCACCTGCCCCGTCGCTTACATTGTACTGATGACGTGACACAGCAGCAGCATCGCCCCCTAATAAAAGGGAGGTCACAAAGGCTTTGACCTTAACTATGGTTGCCGACATTAGAGCCTAGCTGCTATAAGTGGCGTAGCTGTGGTTCCTGTTGACAGGATGTGGGTGCCTTGTACTGGGTGATAGCTGTTAGCTGCAACGGGGATAGTGACATTTGACTGTCCACCACCTGGGCTAACTACGACGTTTCCAGCCGTACCTCCCACGTAAATCCATTGAAACTTAGCATCAGTAAATACCCTATTCGTGTCGTGAGGGCTTACAGTTTTGTAAACTTCTGCTGGTGATCCTATTGTTTGTGCCATAATTAGTGTTTGTTGTTATGGGGAATGCTGCGTATTATACCACATTGCCCTGTGATTGTCAAGTAAAAAGTTAGAAATCCCACTTTTCCGAAATGCTTTTTCTCTTATCCTTATCTTGTTTAGTTATTGATTTTAAATATTTGTCTGCAGCGTATGAAAAATAATTAGCCCCAGGAACGCCAAGCAACTTAGACAAAGCCGAAATATAATTATCTCTATGAGCATCCTGAAACGCAGAAGTAAAAACCATATTGTTTTGACTCAGGAACCAAGCAGCCGCATCATCGCCCACAAGTTGTGCAGTTTTGCCTTCTACCAATTGACCAACAAATGGTATGCCTCCGACAAATTGAGATACTCCATAACGTGACGCATCTCGCCAAAACTGCTTGTCCCTTTCGTTGTCTTCATCTCGAAGACCTATTACTTCTTTTAATGAATCTCCTATAAAGTCTGTTCCAGCTAGATATAGAGAAGACAACACGACAGGAAATGCGACAAACATTATAGCTTCTTGCACCTTACCATCTTTAAGCTGAGTCCCAGAATATCCAAGATTCAACATTCTGTTCATGTCTGCAGTAAATGCAGTAAGCTGCTTTTCCAAACCTCCAGAAGTAAAAAAGAAAGGCAACTGGTCTATTCTTCCAGAGGGAAAATAAACATTAATAATCCTATCAGCCTCTTTTATCGCTAATTCATGGTTGCCAGTTTTCCCAGCAACTTCTTTGTACTTAGCTGTCCAAGCCATAGTTGTGGAATAGGAATCCAAAGCACCATAGACTGCCCATCCAGCTTCTTTAAATTTTTTAGATACTTTTTTATAGCCAGATAAAACTTGAGAGGTAATCTCTCCAGTTGGAATAATCCTGCTCCGAAGGGATTGCTCAGACAGTTCCGCAACTTCAATGCGATTAGTATCTCTTCTAGTCGCCATTAATTTTGACGAATTCACGGCAAATTCGTGCAGCTTGTCGTAGTTGCCAAAATCAGATAAAGTGTCAAACCATGCACCAGTTTCAACATCTTTCTTAATTGCTATTAAAGGAGCAAATGTTTTAAGCCAAGATGCTATATTTAATGCGGTTAAACTTGCTGCAGCGTTTTGCCTTAAGTGAGAAGTAAGCTCTATTATTGCACTACTTGGAGAATCAAATGTACCTCTGGCAACTTTGCTTAGATATTTTTTTATCCATTGTGCGGCAACGTCACTAGATTTGTTTAATTCTTTTCGTACAGCCTCGGAATTAAAAACCGATTCGGCTCTTCTTATTGTAGAATAAGTGGCTATTACATGCTCTGTGTTAGCAACGCTTGACAAAACGTCTCCAATAAAATCTAGGTTTCTGTTTCCCCAACCTATCCTTGCCCCTGTCCTAAACTTCTGATTGTTCATCTTAAAACCAGCATATTGAGCGTGGTCGTTAAAGATGTTTGATCCTGCAGAAATGTTGCTTAACCCGGTTATAGGCAAGTACCTTTCTTCCTTGGGCATGTCTACTCCAAAGCGTTTTTTATAAATGTTATTCAGCCTTGGGTAAACATCGTCATCAAAATAATCTATTACAAAGTCGACAAGGTCTTTGTACTTTTGTGGAAGCGCTTCTTCAATTAACCTTATTTGCTCGCCCTTCAGCGCTACACCGCCAAAGTTAGTAGCAGAAAGATGCCCACGGCCACGGGCATTTTGGTTGTGCCCATATACAAACATTGCCTCATGGAGAGACATTGCTCGATTGCCAACAGTCAACAATTGGTTCGTTCCAACAGAAGAAATATCTATTTCCAGCTCTTCTAGCTTTTTTTCTAGCAATCCATTTTTGCCAGAAAACCTTTGCTGCATTAATATGCCTTCGCTAAAAGCCTCAGAAATAGAATCAAACAAAGACTCAATCTTGGACCTTTTTTTGCCAGTAAGCATAACAGACATTGTTTGGTAGGTAGCAAGCTCCGATCCATACTTAGCAATAAAACTACGAATTTGAGCAACCTCCCGAGCGTCAGCCCTTCCTTCCGTTTTCGAAAGTTCTAGCTTTATTGTTTCAGATAAAGCTTTTATCTTTCTATTTTCGTTTAATACGTCTGCTTTTCTTTTTGTAACGCCTTCTTTTTTTATTGCTTTAATGTTTTCCGAAATATCATTTATTATGTCTTCCGTTAAATCTTCTTTAAGCAACGGGATTTGAGAACGCTCAACAATGTCATTGTCTTCATCCGTAAGCTCATAATTTTCTTGCTCGTCAATTCTTCTGTTTAAATCTTCTAGGTCTAATCGTGCCTGGTTTCTTGCGGCTTCTGAATTATCTGTTAAGCCAAGCAAATCTAAATAATTGGTTAAGCCCTCTGTGTACTCGGGTGCCCAAGGAGTTTTCTTTTTCCCCTTCTTTGCTTGCTTTATATCTTTGATTATTTTTGTAAGCTCTTTTTCAAGATTGGCTTTTTTAACAGCAACAATTTCTTCTTGAAAACTAGTCTCAATATTTTCTAGTTTTTTATTTAAAAGATTTTCTAAAGCTTCTAGTTTGGTTTTGCTAGATATATCTGCAACCGTCATTGGCTTTAGCTTATTGCCCTTAGGAAGTTTGGCATTTAACTTTCGGTGAAGTGCTTCAACTTGACGAATAGCTTCTGTTACTGATCTACGCTTTTCGGATTCCTCCCATCTCTTGTTTCTGGCTTGTTGCCTTGCTTCTTCTTTAATTTCTTTAACTCTATCAGAATGTTTTTCCCTTAAATCGCGAATAGTAGCCCTAAGCTTAAGTCCAAGTGTATTGATTTTTTGAGTTAATCCTTCCTCTCTATTTGCGGCTTTTTCTTTTTCGGCAAAAACACGAGCATCAGCTTTAGTTCGTTCAGCTTTTATTGCGTCTTGCCTGCGAATCAATTCTTTTTGAACACGCTTTGCAAGCCTAACATCTCCACGAATTTTTTCTCTAGTTACCGCAAGTTCTTTAGGAGACAATTTTTTTCCTTGACCAGATATATGATTAAGAAGTTTTGAAACAGACGCTTCCTCCCTTTGGGTCAATTTTTTTGGCGGCTTTGCCTTGCCCTCTTCTGGTTGGGCCCTTTCCAACTGAACCTCTATAGCGTCATTTATTTCCTTTAATTCCGACTGAATTTCTGCCTCTATGTTTTTGGCCTTTTGCTCTTCTGCCGCCGCTTGCTTTGCTTTGTCTCTTTCGTTCGGACCACGAATTGGCATTTCTTTGCCCTCAAGCTCAACGCCAACGGTTTCATCCACTACGTCAAGATCAACGCCAGCTTCTACTTCGGCGGCTCTAATCCCCTCAGCCAACAACAAAAGCTCTTCTTCTTGAACTTCTATTGGCTCTCTAGGCGGCGTAAACTCTTCAGCAATTCCCAAGCCCTCTACGGCTTTTTGGGACTCTACTATCTTTGCGACAAGCCCTTCAGCTCCAGGACTATCCTCAATAACCTTTTCAAGAACAAGAGCCTCCTCTGGCGTCATCCCCTCGGTAAACTCCTCCATCGATGTTGCCTCAACCATTTTCTTAATAAGGCGGGAATCTGGAGGTGTGGCCTCATCCATCATCATTGCTTTCCACGCAGATGATCCATTTAACAATCTTTGCGAAAGCACCTCAACAGATCCCACAGGCAACTCAATAAGCATTTCCGTAGCAATATCTTTAAAGCTAGGGTCTTCCCCGACAATCAAATCTGCAGCCAAAGCCCCAAGGCCAGCCGCCCCTGGCTGAATGGCAAGGGCATTAAAAGCAGCAGATCCAATTTTTCCAGCAGAAGCAAAAGCCAATGATTCAACTATAGCCTCTGGGGCAGCACGAAGCATTGCGTAGTCAAGTGCTTCTTGAAAAAACTTTTTGTCGTTTAGCTTCTCTGTTACAGCTTGTTGATTTGAAATGTCTACGCCGTTTTGCGAAAGATAACCAAAGAAATTGGCAGAAGTCGATTGAGCCATTGTTGCCAACGCTCCCGCACCAACTCCAGTTACGATTCCCCCCAAGGCAGATCCACCAACCATTGCAACAAGTGAAGGTGAAGACGCTGTTAGTTCCTCTATGAGCAACTCCCCAAAAGTAGTTGGACTAAACAATTCAGTTAAACTACCCTCTTCGGTGCGGAATCGCTCTAGTCCTTCAGATACTGGAATGGCTAATAGATTAACTTGTTTCCGGACAAAATCTTTTATTTGTTCATCTCTCTGAGCCTCAAGCTTTGCAATTTGTTCTTCATACTTTGGCAAAGAGTATGAATAATTGTCAAACATTTCCTTAGAAGTCATTCGCTTGGGCCAAAGAAAACCAAGCAAAGAAGCCTCTCTTTGCATGTTGTACTTTTCAGCTATTTCTTGCTGCTCTTCTAACTCCCCAGCGTTCCATTTTTCAATAAAAGACTTTTCCCTGTCAGCAAGTGTTCTAAGGCCCTCTATTCTATTTTGAATTAGCAAAGCAGGAATAGAATCTGCATATTGGGCTGCACGAACCCCACCTCTTTTAAAACCATTAGACCACGCCTGCAAGCCCTTTGAGTTTAATTTTGCATAACTTCCTATTGCTTTAAGTTGTTCCTGTTGAAAATCTAAATCAAGGTTGCCTGTTCTTCCTGTTTCCCTAGAAATTACCTCATAAGAAGCACCAGAAAAATCTCCGTCAAGACCAAGCTCGTCGGCAATGATCCCAGACATAATAATTTTTTTTTCAATGTCTGGATCTAGAGTGGTAGCCAAATCAATTGCCTCTGATTCCGCTGCTTTACTTGCGAAAGGATCTACTATTTGACCTATTGGCATATTACAATGGCTTTTTAGCCTGTTCTTGTTTAAAGAATATTAATCGGTTTAATTGCTCTGGAATTGAATCTTTATAATGTTTACTTATTAATCCGTCATCTGGATCATAAAAAACTTCTTGTATTTTCTTGGAAAGATCAGACGTTGTTTTAAGTTCTTCAGACTTTTTAAACTGTGACACAAAAAATTCAGAATTTATTGTTCTGTAAACTTCAAGAATTTGCCTTGGTCTTAGTAAAGATTTTGTCCAATCTTTCTCCTCGGCCACCTTTCCAATTAAATTACTAAGCGACGTTGAAACCGATTTAATCATTTTCCTTTGAAAGTCATCCAAGTAAATAACTTTATTGCTCCAATCAGTCATTTCATATACTGGTTTACCATCTGGTCCTATTGTTTCTTTGTATCCTAAAGCAGCCTCTAAAGTCGAAGCGTCATCGAGAGCGGCTCTAGCTACTAGTAATTCAGCTGCCGCAAACCTGGCATTCATAGAAGTATTTGGATCTAACACAAAGTCCTCAACCCTTTTAATTGTTTCTCCAGAAATAACATCGAACAACCCACGATCACTGTCAACCAAATCAACTAATTCCAAAAACTCGGGATCAGCGATACCACGAGTTCCGTCGCCTAAAGAAAACGACTTACTTAAAAAGTTTTTAATTTCTGGGTCAAAAACTCCCGCCAACGCCGCATCAAGACTTTCAATGTCGCCACTTCCAATCCCTTCCATTCTTGTTGACAAAAGCTTTATTTGGTCGTTAATACGTTGAGCGTTTCGAGTAACCAATTCTCTTTCCCTGTTGTCACGAGCTATTTTAAGGTTGCTTTTAAGGGTTTCGCTATACTTATCAAACGGTAAACTATTATAAAGTTTGTCCAAATCTTCTTTGCTTTGAACAACATCCATTTGGTTAATAAGACCATCTTTAATTATACTCTCATCTCTGCTAACAAGTGATCTCTCTTTCCTTTTTATGGATTGAAGTAAAAGACTTTTAGTTCTTTTTCCATACTCACTTTGCTCATATATAATGTCACTTTCAACTTTTTGTTCAAGTTCTGCAAGATCTTCTAAATTTTCAGAAGACAATATTAAATAATCAAGAGATTCTTTTTCTGTTTTTAAAAGATTGTTATTATCCGCTTCTTCTTTTTGTCTAATTTTATACAAGCCTTTTTCAATTTCATTTTTTTGCTCAACTGGGCTAAATAAACTAGAATCATAAGAAGCTTTTAGTGCATCCTCGTCTTTCTCTTCAATTGCGTTCATAGCAGCTACTGCTGCAGCCTCTCTGGCTTGTTTATAAGCAGTTGCTGTAGATTGAGCAATAAAAGAAGACCTAGCGTTTTGAATAAAAAGATTATTATTTTGCTGAAGTTTTTCTCTGGCTGAATTGCTAACACCTGGACGCAAGTTAAGATTGACAGTGTTGTCTGCCCATTCGTCTATAATTGCCTCGTGCTTGGTTACGTCCGTTTCCTCTGCAAGTCTTCTTTGAATCTCGGCTTTTCTTTCATTTTGAAAAACAGCAACTTCATTGGCTTCTTTAAGATCAATTAGTTGTTGCTTTTCAATTTGAGCTTTTTCAATAGCGGCTCCAGCCTCGGCTGACGCTGCTGCAATGCTTCTAAAAAATGAGTCTTGGGAGTTGATGTTTACTTGGCCCCCAACAGATGGCTTGGCCCTAACGTCCTGTGGTTTGCTTGTAGGTATCCTCGGCATGGTATTATGTTCCTAAGTCTGGGGCCGGTCCAGTAGATCCACTAATCGCCCTAGCCCCAAGTCTTTTTGATGTTTTATATGCTCCCATCCCAATTGATGTCAAGCCCCCAACGGTGGAAGCAAGTTGGGCACTACGTCCCTGAAACCTCATAGCGTCAGCACCACGCCGTAGACGGGACGCTTCAGCCTGACCCTGCATCATAACATTCCCAACTCTCTGGGCGGCCATAGCGGCCTCCTGAGCGGCTAAAACTGCAGGTGTGCCGGTGGTTGTCACGACACCTCCTGCTGCAAATCCAACCCTTTGTTCGCCAACAATCATGCGACCTTTTTGCAGTTCAATAAACGCTTGGGTTTCTGCGTCCTGCATTGCCTGCTGTGCGTCTAATTCTGCAATCTTGGCATTGTGTTCAGCTAATGCCCTTTGCTGGCGGCCCATTGCAATTTGAGCACCGCCTTCTATGCCGCCAAATATAGCTTGTGCGAAGTCTCCCATTATTGTCCTTTAGGTAAAATTTGTGGCGACATGTACTGTATTGTCGCGGGAAGTGGTTTGGTTTGTTTGTAAAATAAAGAGAAGTAGCGAAAGTTTCCGTGCGGTAATGGCAAAATCTTTTCGCCAGTAAACAGCGGAATGGCTGTGTCCATGTTGTCCTGGGGAGTGCGGAACTGTATCTCGTAGGAGTTTTCCCCGGTCTGACCATCTTCGTAGTCATACCTTACACCGATGTCCCCACCTAATGTTCTGAAAAAACCAACACCTACATTGACTGCCCTTTTGTTTTTGTTCCTGGACATGCCATCGCCTGCTGGTGCCTGCAACTTCATTGTCTCAATCTCTGACGGGTAAGCTACCCCGTAAATGATTGAATTGTAACTAGCGCTAAACTCTCCGTCTACGCTAAACCGATCTCCGTGTACCTGATATGGGCCAAGCACCAGTCCATCTCCTAAAACATAAACGTCATCCCTGCCACGAGCTAGTTCAAACGAAGCCCCAGACAATGCTGGACTAAAGGCGTTTGTCGTAGTTAAAGAAGTATCGCTAGCAATTGACTCAACACGCTGGGTCTTGCCACCGGCTTTGATGTAACTTCCAACAGAAAGATCAGAAGTAAAAGTGGTTGAGGTTCCCGTTACAGTTGTACCGCTAGAGCTAACAGTTCCAGTTAAGGACAAGTAAGAGCCTAAATGTTCTGCTCCCGTAACAAGGGTAAAGTCGCTGCCAAGATCAGGATCGGGATAAGTCGCTTCGCTGTCGTTTCCAAGTATAACCTTGCCAGCATCCAAAAACCATTGGTAGTTTCTTGTGTTTTCAGAAGAACGCAAACGCATTATCTGAAACTTGTTGTCTATAATTCCAGTTATGGAGTTTTGGTAAATGGCCCAAACATTGTCTTCATCCGATCCGTAAACCGATGCAACACTTAAGAACTTATCTATTCCATTGTCATTTGGCTTGCGTTCAAACCAAGCTTGAACTTCCTCTTGCTTTTCTACAACCAAACAATCAATTTGACCATTTACGTTGGGTAACCAAAGTATTCTGTAGGGATCTTGGCTGTAAGCAATTTGAGTGTATGCTCGACCAGTAGCTCCAGTGTTTTTAGCGTTAAGCCTAGTCAAGTCTTCAGCAGCGTAACCCCTAGCTCTCCAGTCGTATGACAATTCGTACACGCGTTGTCTTTCAGGACTAACAAAAACCACCGTGCCGCCAACCTGTCTTGGCTGTATGTACGCACTGCCAACGGAACTTTGAACTTGAATTAGAGGAGCAGAGGTAGCAGATATAGCATTGTTGTCGGCTCCACGCAAGGAGTATTCTTCTCCAGACGTTCCAATTAGCAAAGCATCTTCTCCAGCAAACCACCTAATCTTATTCTGCTCTACGCTAGACAACGTGTAGCTTACGCCATCGCTTGCCAATACGTTAGGAACGGATGTTCCAAAGTTTTTAAAATCGTCAATTCCAGAACCCCAAATAGTTTGCTTGCGATTGTCTGTACCACCAAACCAAATGCGTCCTTGGTAAAAGCAAACAGCAGCAGGCCATCCTTGTACATTGCTAAATGCACCCTCCGACCATAGTTTAGTAGCAGTCACTGCACCGCCTGCTGTAGAGTCAAGCGACTCAACCCAATCCGCTGTTACGCTAGTAGAGCTTGTGTATTGAGTAATTTTAAAACTCCCCTTAACTTCTATTGCGGGAACAATTAAAACAGCAGCAGAATGCCCAGATCCTCCGTTTGTTGATTGCCTAATTTCATATTGGGCTTTAGGATTAGACTCGCTGCCAGTAACAGTAAAATCTAATTTTCCTCCACCATTTCCTTGAAGTTGTTGAATCTTTTCTTCAGTTACCCAATTGTCTACACTTCTGTAAAGATAAAGTTCATCAATAAAACCGCCATTAGTAGTTAATGTCCAGTCTCCAAAAACAGGAATGGGACCACTAACCAATGGACCAGAATGCAAATCCAAAGATGCTTCTTGGGCTTCACGTTTTTCGCGTATCTCCCAGTAGCTGCCAACGTGACCTGCTTCAAATAATGCAGATGATGCAGTAACGGTTACCCCGCTTCCAACATACCCATTAACAGCCAGAGTGGTTGTACTAGAGTTCTGTTCAATTACTGGAGGTAGGGTAAATTCAATTTCCTCTATTCGCCAATCAGTTTTTCCGTAGCGAGACAATGTTAGTGGCTGGTAATTCTGATTCACCAGATAGACTACATCGTTTACTTGTGCCCTCATTGGGTATTCTAAGTAAGATGTAAACTGGCTCATTGGCAACGGGATTTCGTAAATAAATGTGCCCGTTGTTTCCGTCTCTGTCAAAGTGTGCCAATTGCCTACTGTAAAGGTAGCAGCAGATGTTCCACCGCCCAAAGTATTAAATGCGTACACAACTCCACCATTGCTAACCAGTTCGCCATACCTGTATGTCGTACTTGCCTGCCAAGCCGACACATCACCTATGTCAACAGTAACTTGAGTATTGCTAATGTCGTTTTGAGAACTGTCAAAGAAACGCATGTACGTTCCGTCAGTCTCAATAATGTAGTTTACCGACTGGCTAAACTTAAATGGCAACAATATGCTTCTGCTAGTCTTAGCCTCAGCCGCATACTCAAAGCCCCACATACGTTCAGCAGGTCCATACTTAAGTGGGATAAAGCCCGTGCATGTTTTAAGGGCTGAGTCGTAATCCTCAAGATCGGTACGTCCGTCAAGAAGCGGCGACCACAATCCACCATTAAATCGGTTAATCCTGGTCCACAAACTCATGCGTCTTCTCCACCGTAATGGATTGAATCCCAAACAGAGGAAGCATACATGTTGTCAACCGGCCTGCGACGTTGCAGACTGTCTGTAAATTTGGCTTCCTCTACCTTTCTTTCATACAACGAAAACAATCCTTGAGACAAACCTTTATCATCTGTTATTGCCATGCAGCACGAAGCGGCTAAATGCAAAGCTATAGACTCGACCAACAAAGCATCAAATACAGATGTGTCTTCTTCGTCTCTAATGTACGTAATCTTTAAAGGAGCAGCCAAGTCCGTGTGTATGTACTGACCTTTGAGTTCGTACTCTTTGTAGTGCAAGTCGTCGAGGTCGGTGTTGCCAATGTTGACAAGCCTTAACGATTCTTGAGGAACTAAAAATCTTTTGCCCCATGTGTGCTCAGGAGCAGTTGCGTCTGCGGAAAGGCTAACATCTTTTTTAGCGCATCCCCAGGTATGCGACCTCAGCACTTCTTTTCTGCTAAAGTCATACCGAAAGCTAAGAAGCTCGGCTGTTGGGCTAGTGTCGGTAAAAGGATCGGCGTATCTTCTTTCACCCAAATGGGTTGCCGCCAAATTTACTATATCGGTTTTTGTTACTGCCATGCTTCTTTTATGTTAAACTCCCAGGCCCACCTCCCGAAGGAGGTGAGCTAAAGAGACTAGGAAAACCTAGAATTTAAAGAGCCTATGGGCTCTGATCGCAGAGTACCTCTACTACGCCTTCTTCTTGAATGCGAGTAGCGCCAATGTCCTGCTCACACCAAACTTGGTACGAGTAGTTCTTGGTGGGCAGTTGCTCAACGCGAGCGTCGAAAGCAGAAGTGATACCAGCAACAAGAGCGCTGCGAGTATAAGCAATCGTGCTTGCGATGTCGCCAGCGGAAACGCTAACCAACTGAGTCGGGCAAAACTCGAATCCCATGAAGTAACTAACTTCACCGTTTACGAGAGCCTTAACAGCGGCAAAGTCAGAATCGCTGACCTTATCTACGTTGTTAAGCAAGTCATCCAACTGCTCTTGGCGGTGGACGAAGTATTTCTGCTCACCCATTGGAACTTCATTTTTACCAAGAATAGACTTGGCTTCAATGAGCTTGGCAAGGGTCAGTCCCTCAGTGGCTCCACTCAGGTTGACAACAACCTGTTGAGAAGAAGGAAGGGCAACCGAAGATTCGGAGGTCGATCCTGCTAGCTTAGCAGTGGCAGTTCCCGTAGCAGCCGCGATAACCGTGGAGTCATAAGAACGTCCAAAGAAAGCAGACGCGATTTCGACGTATGGCCCGAGGAAGTCGGCAACGCTACGATTGCGGTCAGGCATATCAATAAGATCTGCCCAACGAGTTGGGGTTGCAGTGAGTTTGCGAGTTTCGTGTACCGTATCAATGTACGCAGTATCAGAGCCGCGAGTGTAAGAGGTGCTGCCTGTAATTGCTCCAACCTGGGGCAAAAACATAGCTTCTCCACCAACCATGCTACGCTCAGCGAGCTTACCCTTTAGACGAGAAGCTCCCTGCTGGTATTGAATATGTACGTCCGAAGCAAACTTCTGTGAGAATGCATTAGGATATTGTGAGGACATATTGTAATGTAATTAGTTGTTATAGTTCAGGTTTATTTCCTGTTCCCAGTCAACACTGGCAGGGGCTTCCGACACAGGGCATAAAGCTTGTCTGATTGGAATGCCGCATATTATACACCATTTTATTTAAAATGTCAAGTAAAATTTTAAATAATTACCCAAGAGCTAGTGATGACTTTTCTTCAAAAAGCTTTAACACCTTTTGGTGAGCAGCACGATCTCCGTCTCGGTATGCAGTGTAGTAAGGATTGGACGGGTTGTTTTGAATGTCATGAATCTGCTCATCAATGCTTTGAGCTGACGTTATGCTAGTATTCTCAACACCCCTAATCTTAGACCCCATCAACGTATCATACTGAGACGCTAGGCGAGATGCAAAACCAGGCATGGTCCAGAAGTCGGCAACATCCAGTCCCAAATGCTTTGCAACTACCTGAGCCTTGTCCAAAGCTTGCTGATAGCTTTCTCCACCTCGTGGACCAAAGTCTGCTTCCAATGCTTGAACCGCCTGCTCTATGCTTTGAGTAGACTGTTGCTGCTGATTGTTAGCGTTGTCTTCAAGGGCTTTAGCAATTTGACCATAAAGCTTGGATGCTTGGCGTTGCGAAAGCCCAGCTTCATGAAAGATTGCATCAGTTGCTGCCTTTGCATCTGGATCTATTCCCTCTGGAGCCTGATAACCCTGTGGAGTTTCTGGCCTGCCCAAAGCTTTGTAAGCCTGATCCCAAACCTCATCACCATCGTTGTCTGTAGGGATGGGCATCTTTTCCTTGGAAAGCATACGCTCCAAGTTTAGGTAGGACTTAGCTAGGCTGCTTACCGAATTAAATTTATCGCCAAGGGCTTTATACTTATCAACATTTTCGCCCTCTTCCAAAGGCAATCTGTCAAATATGTTCTCCTTGAACGACAAATCATCGCCAATAAAATCCTTCAAGTTTGTAGTAGCAACTGGCTGTGCAGGGGCGGCGGGTGCCGCCTCGACTTGTTCAGCTACAGGTGCTTCTGTTGGTTGTGCGGCTAAAGGATTAACTGTTTCTTCGCTCACAGCACACCTCCGCCATTTTCGTACCCAACCTCATACTCATGCCTGATTATGCCCTCGTAACCATGCTCATCGGCACAGTAACCAAGCCTTTGCCTGGCATCTTCAAAGCCTCTTCTTTGGGCATCTACGCACTGTCTAGTCAAAGATGGACCACTGCGTTTCTCTCGATCATCAAGAATAGTGTACCTATACTTGTACCTAATCTTGTAATCTTCGGGATAATTATAGTTTAGCCAAGTAATGAATTCTGGATTCTTATCTCCATATGCGGTATATAAACCAGGTGCATCGGGATAAGCTTCTTCAATGGGCATGGCTAGTCTTTCTTCAAGCGTCGGACCCTCGGGTTTAGACGCAGTTTTAGTGGCTACCTTTTTGGTAACCTTCTTTGCTGTTTTCTTTGTAGGCATTATACTTCGTTGATTATCCGAAATGGACCATCCACTTCAGGTCTTTGAAAGTTCTCAAGCCCCCGCATGTACTCAATATAGTTGACGATTCGGCTTAGTAAGTGGTAGCTTCTAAGCTCGTCATTGGTTACATTCGGGTCTACGCCAAACTGATTCATTCTACAAACATCCTTAAGGTGCTCCAGAACAGTTTCGCCGTAATCACTATTAAAGCATTCTTGATATGCTTTAACTAAGTCCTTCTCTCCTTTTTCCATAAATTAAAGACCAGCACCGCCCATTTGGGACACGGCCTGCCCAGCCATTTGCAATTGCTGCAACTGCTGAGTAAGCATTGCGATTTGCTCATCGCGTTGCTTAAGCTGATCTATCGTAGCATCATCATTAACAATTTCGGCAGGCACCGTAGAGTTAATGGCAATTTCCTTTAGTCCACGCTCCCAGTCAAGGGATCTTGCACCAGCACCTGGAACAAACGCTTCTACGACCTGTGCGGCTTGCGCGACTCTAAGCAGACCTTGTGTGCGTTGTGCCTTAACTGCTAAAGCAATGCGGCTGTTGTATACTACGCTAAAATTGCTAATGTCTTCAAGACCCGAATCTTCAAGCAAGTCATCAAAGTCCCCAACCAAAGACATCTGGATAAACACGTTCTCAATAACTTGATTGAGGCACTCGTCTACAATGTTTTGGAAGATTGGGGTAAAGAGTTTGAGTTGCTCTTCCGCCTGCATCTGAACTTCAAACGCTGTCTTCTCAGTGGTAGCAATTTCCTGCTGAGTAAAGAACTTAAACATCTCGTTAAAGAACGCAGAACGTATCTGCCCTTCTAGCCTGCGAATAAACCAGTCAACACTTTGAATGTTAAATGGAACAATGTAGGGCTGAGGCACGCCATTTGGAATGTGGGGATCAAACATGATTTCCCCACCAGCACGGTCGTCCTTTCGATAAGAACTGTCCTTGGGGATCAGCATCGGAGGACGCACCCCCTTCTCAACGGCTACGCTAATGTCCCGTATAGCACGGTTTAAGACCCGAACAGTTGGGTATGCCTGCGTACCTGGAGAACGGCCAAAGCCTGCGTCATGCCTGCTTTTAAGTATGCGTGTAACAATGTAGGGCTGGTAGTACAGACCATCATTGTCTAGGATTGTGCTGCTGCTTTCCTTGCAAATGTAGACCGACTCGAACGGACGGTTCTCTGGTGCAGCCGGTATGTTGCCCTCGGACCCTAGCCGTGGCTTAACCATGTGAATGATTGTAAACTTCTTATTGCGAGCAGAAGGATGTTCGGCCTTCATTGCGTCCATGATAACTTCTGGAAGCTCTGCATTACCGTCTTCTATGTCTTCCTTGAAATAGGCGTAAATTTGTTCAGCAGTCTTGCCGTCCCACTCGTGAAAGACCGTGGTGGCATACCCGTCTTCATCTTCACGGAATCTAAACTTGCCAAATGGAATTTCTACAAAGTTAAACGCACGTTTCTTGGATGGCATCATAGCCAAGCAGAACGTGCCAAACATGCCTCCACTATGCACTGCCTCATGGAATGCACGATAAAAGTTGGACTGACCAATGCGAGTGCGAATGCGATCTGACGCACCGTTATAGAACATGCGTTCGCTTTCAACAACCTCTGGGTCAAAGCTCTGTGACTCAAGCTCTAGCCATCGCTCGTTTTGTGGAGTTAGGTCTGACACAATGCCAGCACTAAACACCTCTAGGGCATCACGGAACGTAGTGTCAAATATGCGAGTGCTGTCAATCTGACCTGCGGTGCGACCACCAATCTGTCCAGACTTACGCTCCTCTCCATAAATTGCTATGTTGTTTGCGTAAGACTTCCACTTTTCCATTTCTGGAAAGTCGTTGAAGTCAGCAAGGATGGCTCTCGCCCTTGATGAATCTTCTTGAGGCATTATCCTAATTTATTTTTTCTTTTATCCCGCCCAGCTATAATTGTGCTGAGCAAGTCCATCTGATTGTCGCCTTCGTATTTTTTGGATTGTTCACCAGCGGCTATTACTGTAGGTGCTTGACTTATTTGAGTTGGCGTAGCTGGTGGCTTTGGCGCAGCCCCTTTCATTACCGCAGATGTAACCGCAGCAGGTCCACCGTATTGGGCTGCCGCCTTAACTATTGGAGTTGCTACTTTAACAGTGTTAGCAGCAATAGCAGCAGTTTTTACCGCAACTCCCGCTCCCTTTGCTATAGTTCCTCCTTTTAGTACACTGACAAATGCTGGAATAAATTGACCCATAGTAATAAAAGTTGCCGAACATTATACACCATTGTACAATAATTGTCAAGTAAAAAAACAAAAAACTATTCCTCAATGACATCTATAACTCTTTCGGCTTGCTTTATGTTCTTGTTCTTGTCCCGCAACTGCTTCATGAGTTCGCCAATAAGGGCGTTGCCTTGCTGCAACTTTGCATCCCCTTGCTCATCAGACCTTGTGTGCCCCTGCATTTCATTGTCCATACGCACTAGCTTGATGTAGTTTTCCTTATCCCTAATCCGGTAAGCCTCGTCGATTAGCACCCGATTCTGGATAAGTTTTTCATCCTTAGTCATGGGATCGGTAGATGTTTCAATCTGCTCAAGCCGATCTTTTTCTCGAATGAACTCAGCATGCTTCATCCAGTCCCACGCTTTCTGCTGGGCATAGCTAAGGCTAACGCCAAACACAGCGGATGCTATCTTGGGTATAGTTTGCGATGCGTCCTTCTTGTGAATGCGAAGGGCATACTCCGCATACTTGTCGTCTGTAAATCTATTGTGCTTGCCCATACCACATAACTGATTGATAAGGTTGTAGCCCAAACGCAGGCATAAATCTAAATGCTGGACTGTCATCATTCAGGGCCACTAAGTAGTCCTGGAATCCCGCATTAGATATTGTGTTCTTGCCCTGCTTCATAACCTCACGGAATACATAGGGTGAGTCAACCTCCTTGGAAATAAACGCAGTGATTAGCGGCACTCCACCAATTGACAAACTGCCTTTAATCTTTCCGTCTACCTCAATAATGCTAGTTGGTCGCCAAAGTCCGTGGCCGTCTTTCTTAGCTAAGTCCACCAACTCCTCTACGTCTTCTTCCTTTATGTCTCTTATATTTGTCATAATTAAAAGCCATTAACGGGCTCTTCAACATAGACCGGCCCTTTGCGTTTGTTTTGAGTGTACCCGACCGTTGTGTTTAACAAGCCATGCTCGATGCCTTCTGCTACATACCTAGCAGCATCAGCAGCGTGAGAAGTAAAATCGTGAACAGGTACAGTGCCTAGTATGCCAGCAGCATCGTTCTTCTTAGCCCTATACTGCTGCAACATCTTAAGCCCATCCTCCATGTTGGGGCGATAGAAATAGGACTTGTGTAGCAAACTTCTCAAGTTGTTAATACCACGCCACACATCCCTAGTCTTGGGACACACCTTGATGTTGTTACCGCCACAATCACGCAGCTCCATAACATAGTTCTTGGTACCAGTCTTGTCCATGTACGCAGCATCATGCGGCAGGATGTGACCGTACACTTCGTAGCCCGACATGGCAAGTTCAGACACATACTCCCTAGTCTGCTTCTGACTACCCTGGGTAAACCATAGCCACTTAAGCGTAACGCCATCCCACTGCACTAGCCATATAGCTGTGTAGTCTCGGAAACCCAAATCCCATACCGCCCATATCGGCACTTCCTTACTGGCTGGCAGATCGTTCCGGTAGTGACCCTTTCTCCTGACAACCTCTAGTATGTCAGCGTATATGGCACCATCGACAGGGGCAGCCATTGCCTCTTCTGGCGTAGACGGAAACTCTCGCCCCATAAACAAGCCAAGAAGGTCGCTTTGCTTCTGCCACCATATCTTCTGGGGCACAGAAAACTTTCTGTCTAATCGCTTTTCTAGTTCCGCAAAGTAATCTATTGTGCTTTGAGTAAGCAGCGACTCATTGCCCACCATTCGATAGCTTGAGTCATCGTACCAGGGATAGAACAGAAACTTAAAGTCCATTTCCGTAATGTGCTCATCCGTGGTGTTCATCGCCTGCACTACCTGATTGTAGAAGTGCCCAGCTTGTCCACCCTCATAGGTAGACTCAATAAAGACTATGGCCCCCTGACCAGCGGTAGGCAAAGCACCGGTAAGAATTTCCTCAGACCTAATAGGATCTTTAGCAGCAACCTTGCCCCACTCCGATATGTGCAACACCTGACTTGTACCACCCCTAATCTTAACCTTAGACCTAATCTTCCATACTGGGCTAAACACCAACTCGTTTAAGTTGCTGTTAACCACGTCAACCGTAGCCTTCAAGGAATCATCTAGCTGGTTAAAGGGCTGAATAACCTTTTCCCTTAACAGATCCTTTGCTGCCTCGTCATTGTGAGACTGGATGTTGAACGTACTGTTCTCGTGAGTTAGCACATAGTCTAGGCCAATAATGGCAATGAGGGTTGACATGCCAAGCTGC